GGAATTTTTAGTGAAATATTCTTTAGATTATTTACTCGTATATTTTTTAATTCAATATAATTAGTCATAGATTTATCATTTTTACATTTATCATAATGCCGATTAGTTTACTAATCAGATTTATTTCTTATATTCGCCCGCAAATTTACAAATTATTCTATTATGGACAAAAAAGAGATTATAAAGATTGTTGTCAAGGTGTTGCTTTATTTGCTCACCTTGATTGGCGGTTACTTCGGTGTGACCTCATTGTCAAGTTGTACGATTCAGCGCAAGGCTCAGATTAAAGGCAAGGCTGTAGTTGTCACAATAGACACTACGACCATTCATCATGAAGGCAGTTTGGAACTTAAAACGAAATGATTATGGAAAAGATAACTAAAAAAACACGTTATAGTTATATAGTGTATTATCACTTATCTAATCGTCCTGCTCGTGTTCATTCTCATTTTGGTGGTCCATTTGATTCTAAAGATGTTCGTGAGGAAGTTTTGGATTTCGCTGTAGATTTAGTAAATCAAGTTGGTGGCGAATTGGTACAAGTTAGGCGTATTGAAGAGATTTGTTATACTTCTGATGAAAAGTAGTCATGTCTGATATCGGTTATCCACTTGTCAAATGTTATCACCCTCGCCATGTACAGAATAAGTACACAGGCGAAGTTATTCAGGTCGGTTGCGGTGTTTGCAAGGCTTGCCTTAAACGCCGTGCCGACAAGATGTCATTCCTGTGTGCTATTGAGGAACAGAGCCACAAATATTGCATGTTTGCGACACTCACCTACTCTAACGACTATGTTCCACGGATGTACCCTGAGGTTGATAACGAACTCCGTTTGGTCCGTTGGTATTCCTATTGTGACAGGCTGAACGAAAAAGGCAAGCTGATGACCGTAGATTATGACTATTGGCACAAATGCCCCTCTCTTGAGACTTATGTTAGCATGCTCACTGCTAAGTGCAAGTTAGACGGATATCTTTCTTATACTTCAAAGCGTGACGCTCAGTTATTCCTCAAACGAGTTCGTAAAAACTTAAGCAAATATTCAGATGAAAAAATACGTTATTACATTGTATCGGAGTACGGACCGAAAACATTCCGTGCGCATTATCATGTCTTATTCTTCTATGACGAGGTCAAGACACAAAAGGTTATGTCAAAGGTTATACGTCAGGCATGGCAGTTTGGTCGTGTCGATTGCTCTCTCTCCCGAGGTAAGTGCAATTCGTACGTTGCGCGATACGTTAATAGCAATTATTGTCTTCCCCGATTTCTTGGCGATATGTCCTCGAAGCCGTTCTCGTGTCATTCTATCCGCTTCGCTCTCGGCATTCATCAAAGTCAGAAAGAGGAAATTTACAAGGGTTCCGTTGACGACTTTATTTACCAAAGCGGAGAACTCAATGGCAATTATGTCGAGTTCATGCCTTGGCGGAATTTGTCGTGTACGTTCTTCCCGAAATGTAAAGGCTATTCTCGCAAGTCTGATACTGAGTTATGGCAGTCTTATAACATATTACTCGAAGTGTACCAAGCTATCGGAAAGCGCTTTACCACTATCATTGAATACGCCCGCACCATATTGGACTTAATTGTAACGGTTAAGTTTTCTTCTGATTCACTTGGTTTTTCTTCGCCTGCGCTTAATAAGGTCATATCCTATTTCTCGCAAGGAATTGATACTAACCCTTATTTTAGTGATTATTTGGCTGACTATCATACTAATAGCATTGCCCGAGAGTTGTATATCTCTCGACATTTTCTGACATTTGTCTGCGACAATGACAGCTATAATGAGCGTTATCGCAAATTTACCCTTATACGCCAATTTTGGCAACGTTATGACTATGCCCAACTTGTTGGCATGTATACTAGTCAGATTGAAAACAGACATCTTATTTCCAATTATGATTGGTATTATATCAACAAGACACCTCTTGATTCTTGCGGTAATGTAGATGTATCTCAGTTGTCTAAGGAATTGTTTTATAAGCGTTTTGTCATTAAGTCTGATGAAAACTTTGAGAAGTCTATCAAACACAAGATTCAGAATGATGTAAATGGTTTCTTTATTAACTAAATATTATTTATTATGAGTTCAGTAATGTCCCTTACGGCGCTAAAGAACAGCGTCAAACGTAATGGTTTCGACCTCTCTTTCAAAAACGCATTCACTGCTAAAGTTGGTGAGTTGCTCCCTATTATGTGTAAAGAGGTCTATCCCGGTGATAAATTCAATATTCGAGGTCAGGCGTTCACCCGAACACAGCCTGTCAACTCTGCTGCTTACTCTCGTTTACGTGAGTATTACGATTTTTATTTTGTTCCGTATCGGTTGTTGTGGAATATGGCTCCTACGTTCTTTACCAACATGCCTGACCCGCATCATGCTGCTAGTCCTACTACTTCTGTCAGTCTTGATGAGCGTCACCCTTGGTTTACATTCTTTGACCTTATGGAGTATCTCGGTAATCTTAATTCATTGTCAGGTACTTATGAGAAGTATAAGAAGAATTTCTTTGGCTTTTCTCGTTTGGAATTGACTTGTAAACTCCTCAATTATCTTAATTATGGTATCGGTAAGGACTATGAGTCTATAAAAGTTCCTGGTGATGCAGACAATATTCTTTTGTCTCCTTTCCCTCTCTTGGCTTATCAGAAGATATGTGAGGACTATTTCCGTGATGACCAATGGCAGAACGCTGCACCATATCGTTACAATCTTGATTATCTTTATTCTATGAATAACGGTTATCATATACCTATACATTCATTTACTAATGATGATTTCAAGAACCCTACTATGTTCGACTTGAACTATTGTAATTTCCAAAAAGACTATTTTACAGGTATGCTTCCTAAGGCTCAATATGGTGATGTAGCTTTCGCTCCTATTGACTTGGCTAACTCTCAGTCTTACTTAGCCCTTGGTGACGGAAATTCTCAGGATATGGGTACAGCTATTGCAGGCTTTCATACAAATGGCTCTACTTCTAGTCCTCAGACTTATGGTATAAAGGCAACCTCTTCAGGTGGTACAGGTTATAAGCAGATGTTGCTTGACCTTGATTCTCGTTTGTCAGTTCTTGCACTTCGTCAGGCTGAATGCTTACAGAAATGGCGTGAGATTGCTCAGTCAGGTAGAATGGACTATCAGACACAGATGCAGAAACACTTCAACGTATCACCCTCTGAGACCTTGTCAGGTCATTGTAAATACCTTGGTGGTTGGACTTCAAACCTTGATATATCAGAAGTTGTAAATACTAACCTTACAGGCGATAATCAAGCCGACATTCAGGGTAAAGGTACAGGCACACTTAATGGTAACAAGGTTGATTTTGAAGCTAAGGAACACGGTATAATTATGTGTATTTATCATTGTCTGCCTTTGCTTGATTGGTCAATTAATCGCATTGCCCGTCAGAACTTCAAGACAGCATTCACTGACTATGCTATACCTGAATTTGACAGCATTGGTATGCAGCAGTTATATGCCTCTGAAATGATATTCGGTCTCGAAGATTTGCCCGAAGACCCTACTTCTATCAACATGGGTTATGTTCCTCGTTATGCTGACCTCAAGACTTCCATTGATGAGATTCACGGCTCGTTCATCGATACTCTTGTCTCTTGGGTTTCTCCTCTCACAGAGAGTTATTTGTCTGCTTATCGTCAGGCTTGTAAAGATGCAGGCTTCTCTGACATTACTATGACATATAATTTCTTCAAGGTTAACCCGCATATTGTTGACAATATCTTCGGTGTACAGGCTGATTCTACTATAAACACAGACCAACTTCTTATCAATTCATTCTTTGATATTAAGGCAGTCCGTAACTTCGATTACAATGGTTTACCATACTAATTTTATTGCTTATGTTCCGACAAAGAAAAGATATCGCACGTTATTCATTCAACGTTGCATCAGGCATTGAGCGTAACAATTTCGTTCAGCCCTCGCCCATACGTGATTTTATGACTGAAAAGGTAACTTATTTCAGTGGTTCTGATAAAAAGACGGCTATTGCTTATGTTGATGACATTTATATGTTGTTCAATCAGAACAGATTGAGTTCTGTCGGTAGAGATACCGTTCAGAAGTGGCTTGACGGACTTACACCTCGTTCGGATTCTCTCGCACAACTTCGTAAGAAAGTTTCTGATGAACAACTTATGGATATGTGTAAGTCTAGATATATACAGTCCCCTTCTGAGTTGTTGGCATGGTCTGAGTATCTTAACGCTAATTATGCGGATATACTTTCTGAGATTGAGGCTTCTAAGGCTCCTGAGCCTACTCCTGAGCCAACTTCTCAGCCTGCTCCTACTGAATAATTTGTTTAACCATGGCATGGCTTCGGCTGTGCCATTTAATTTTGATTTTATGAGTTTATTAGGTGGTTTACTTGGTGTAGGTACATCAATATTAGGTAATGTTCTAGGTAATAAGAGCCAATCAGATACCAACAAGACCAATTTACAGATTGCCCAGATGAACAATGAATATAATGAGCGTATGTTCAACAAGCAATTAGAGTATAATCAGGACATGTTCAATCAGCAGATTGAGTATGATTGGAAGAAGATGCAGGAACAGAATACACATAATGCATTAATGGCTGAGGGTGCGTTTAATCGTCAAGCTAAGTACAATTCGGCAGTTGAGCAGCGTAAGCGTCTTGAGGCAGCCGGACTTAACCCTTATCTTATGATGTCAGGTGGTAATGCTGGTACTGCATCTGCTGTTTCCGGTTCTTCCGGCACAGGTGGTTCGCCTAGTGCAATGGGAGTTAACGCTCCCACTGCTTCTCCTGCTGTCATGCAGGCTTTCCGTCCTGACTTCTCAGGTGCGACAGGTGTTATACAGACCTTGCTCGATATAGAGGCACAGAAAGGAGTACGTGATGCTCAGGCTGATTTTTATCGTCAGCAGGCAGCAGGATTTAAAGTTGATAATAAGTATAAGGCTGAAAAAATTCTTTGGGAGATATATAATTCAAAGGCTGATTATAATCTTAAGAACTCTCAGGAAGCCTTAAACAACATGAGTTTTGCCCGCATGCAGGCAATGTTCTCTAGTGATGTGTCAAAGGCACAGCGTGAAGCCGATAATGCTCAGTTTACAGGTGAACTTATTCGAGCACAGACAGCATGGCAGCAGTTGCAGGGTTTGCTCGGTGCTAAGGAGTTGAAGTATTATGACCAAAAGGTTTTGCAGGAACTTGCTATCATGTCAGCGCAGCAGTATAGCCTAGTTGCAGCAGGCAAGGCAAGTGAAGCGCAGGCACGACAGGCAATTGAGAACGCTCTTAACCTCGTTGAACAGCGTGAAGGCATTAAGGTTGACAACTATGTAAAGCAGAATACAGCTAATGCCCTTATCAAGACAGCCCGCAATAATTGTAATACTTCTTATTGGAATTCTGTTGGTGCAAGGAATAATTCAGGTCCTCGTGATGCATGGCAGTCTATCACTAATGATATTAATCGAGGTCATAAGACAGCGCCATTCTTCCGTGTAATGCAGAATGTTTTCGGCACTGTAGGTTCTATTTTCCCGAAATTTTAGCAATATTATTTTATTTGCCACGTTATAATTTTATGATGCAAAAAGATAAATTATATTGTACTATTCGGTATTTATTAATTGGTTTGTTTGTATTCTTAGTTTTATTGGTTATTCTCTATTTAGGTGGTTATAATTGACCACCTATTTTCGTCCTGTTGTTAAAGGAGTCTTTTTTTGCCCTGTTTTAAGAGGACTTGTGGGCTTTGCCCCAAAACACATTTCCCCCCGCCCCCCCCACCGCTCAAACCTCGCACTGCTAAGAGACTTACATGTGGAGAGTTGTCAAGGTCTGAGTGCAAAAAATTTCACGTAAAAGCGCACCTAGCGTAGCGCAGGCTCAGCATTTTATGTGAAAATTTTTGTGCTCACGGCCTTTACAACTTCGGAACATGTCAGTAACTTTGCAGTTCGAGGTGTGAGTGATGGGACTGCAGCTTGATGATTAACCTGTCTGTTGGTTTTATTAACGTTTGTGTGTTACGAAGTCTTAATCACTTTGTCCGTAAGGATTCGGGTTTTAGTCTCCTTTAACCCGAACGGCTTTCTCTCGTCCTCATATACGCAAAGTGACACCACAAACTTCATTAAAACCTCAGTTTTTTCAGAGCTTTCAAATGTTAAAGTTATGTTAATCTTATTGCCGATTAGCGTAATTTATCTTACTTTTAAATAATCACCAACTTTTATGCTATAATCTGGTGACAATTTATTCATCTTATAAAGACTAGAAAGTCTAATACCATAATATTGCGCTATAGAATACATACTTTCACCGGCTTTAATTCTATGCGGTCGGTTTTTATATATTTTTTCGGCTTTATTTTGTTTCTTTTTCAAGTAAATGATTTCTCCTGGTATTAATCTGTCATTTTTATCTCTTTCGTTGTATTTTGCCAATTTCTTATATGAAATACCAACTTCCTTTGAAATGGATCTGAATGTATCACCCTGCCTTGCTTTAAGATAATAGTTTTTATTATAAATATGTATAGGATGCAATTTTGTATCTGGTGAAATGTCTTTCACTTCAGCCATCTCGACCATGAACTTATCATACTTTTTAGCATGATCGTATTTATGTAGCTTATACAATTCTATAATTCCAATAAGTTTTTTTGCATAGTTTGGGTTCGTAGCATATCCACACTTTTTTAATCCATGTGCCCAACCTTTATAGTCAGTTCTTTTAAGTGAAAATAGTTTTTTATATCTTGGCTGGCGTGCCAAGAATTTGCTATGATCCTCATAACTTTCGTATGCATCACGATACGCTCTAAAACATTCCTGTTTTTCATCATCATCATGGTATGTTGTTGCTCCGAGCCAATCATGACATTTTATACCGAAATGATTATTCCCTTTTCTTGTAAGCTCACTCATTCCAGCCCCACTCTCAAGTAATCCTTGTGCAAGAGTAATACTTGCAGGAATATTATATTTCAGCATCTCTGAAATAGCCAGATCTTTATATTTATCAATATAAGCTTGATACCTAGAGTTCCACCTCATTTGAGCATTAAGCACAACACTTGTCAATGTACATAAAAAAAGTATCAAAAATCTCCCCATCCTTAATATCTTGTTATGAATTTATATAGGTTCAAATTAATGCAAATTTAAGCCATTTATATATCTTTTCAAAATTTTATTAGATAAAATTCTATAATACATTTATCTTAAAGACAAAATAAAATTTATAATTCTAAAATATATTGATGTATGTAATCAATTTAGATTTTCTACTATAATATACGCTAATATATTATATATTTGTTTATCGACCTCTAAACTCATGTGGGATATGCCCTCTTGCACCAGGACCTATTGACATGCCTTCTGGTCTGATTCTTCTTTTGGGGTCATCGCCTTGTTTTCCTCCAAATACGTTCATACGATAAACAACATGTAACATTGCATAACTATTTATACTATTATATTTTGTATC